GACACGACCTTCCGTGGTCCGGGTAGCTGGATGATTACTTCTCCGCTTATCGCCTCGATGCTTGAGTCTGCTGCGAAGCTTGAGGGCGGCTATCCTCAGTCTGATCGTCCGACGAACATCGGTGCGACCTCGATTGAGTACAAGGGTAAGTTCGCTGGTAGATACGATCTCTATGTTGATCCTATGTACCCAGAGGACGAGATCATGATCGGTTACAAGGGTTCTGGCCCGATGGACGCTGGCTACGTTTACTGCCCGTACATCCCGCTCCAGCAACTGCCGACCATCACTGATCCGCAGACCTTCCAGCCGAGAAAGGGTATCCTGACTCGCTACGGTAAGGCCGCTGTGACTCCTGAGTCCCGATTCTACAGAATCATCCGACTCATTGGTGCGAACGCTGACTTCATGTTCCAGCCGACGAGCAAGCCATCCAACGCTAACGCTGGTGCTGCTGCTTGGGCTCAGAACAAGAACGTGGTGAATCCTAACATCAGCTACCCATAATAGGGCCGCTTAGTTAGAAAGTAATAAGAGCCGGGAAATTAAAGTTTCCCGGCTCTTCTTTTATGCCTATATATTATGAGGTGTTATTATGAAATACAAATATATTGGCGATGCGTTCATCCAAGTAAAGTCTCCTGATCCCCAAACGGGGAAACGAGTAGGTTTAAACACGGGCGACACTGTAGAGCTTGATTGGATTCCCGGTGGGCTGAGGCACGAATTAGTTGCTGTGGTAGAAGAGGCTCCTAAGGTTGCCCAAGCTCCTAAAGTGGTGGAAGCTCCTGTAGAAAAACCCAAAGTAAAGAAGACTAGATTCTCTTCTAAGAAAAAGAAGAAGGATTAATTAGATGGCAAAATTTATTCTAAAATCCTCCAAACCTTTAGTGGTGTGGCATGTAGACAGTCTAAAAACTTTTTCTCCGGGACAAGTTATTGAGGCTGCTGAGGCTCCTCATGAATGGTTTGAGTTGGTTGAGCCTGTCAAGAAGCCGAAGCCTGTTCCGAAAGTTAAGAAAGCTCCTGTAAAAGAAGCTCCTAAACCTGTTCTTAAAAAGAAAACTACTGCCCCTAAGCTCGATCTTCCTACTGAAAAATTTTAAGGAGTTAGCCTATGCCCGTCAAACCTAAGTTAGCCGCATGGGGAAACAGCTTTTCTCAGTATGCGGGTCAGAATATCCAAGATGGTAACGGTGACGGCTATCGAGGTAGAAATGAGATTGATTGGGATAAGCTCAACAACACCTCTATGGTGGATGGTATTGAGTGGTCTCACTTTGAAGAAAATCTTAAAGACTTTATCCTTGCACGACTTGGGCACCCAGTCGTTAGAGTGGAGCTTACCCCTTACCAACTAAAAACCTGTATTGATGAGGCTGTAGGGACCATGTATAATCATGCTCCCCTTTTCTCGACACAGATGGTCACCTTCCAAACTACGCAAGGGCAAAGTCTCTATGAGATCCCTCCTTATATTCTAAATAATTTAGAGTATGTAGTGTATAAGAAGACGCTGCTGTCCATTCAAAGTCAAGCAGGTACGCTAGAGTTTGATTTCTTCATCAAGTACTTCCAAGATAATTACCTTTTCCAGAACTTTGGTGTAGGGGATTTCTACCTCTTGCAACAAAACTTGGAAATGACGCGAAAAATTTTGGGTCAAGAAGGTTCGTTCACTGTGCTGGATAATCAATTCCTTCAAATTGAACCCAAACCAGTAACAGATTTACAAACCGTTATCATTGTGTACCGAGGTCTGAACTCAGACACCCTGCACCCTGCTTATCGAAACTGGATTCAACTATACGCATTAGCTTGTGCTAAGGCTACGCTGGGGCAGATTCGTGGGAAGTATCAAACGGTTCCATCTCCCGGTGGTGGAGCAAAACTCAATGGTGATGCATTGGTAAAGGAAGGAGCAGACGAAAAGGAAGCTCTTCTTAAACGCTTGCTCGATGAGTTTGAAGAACCTGCTAGATTCTCCACATACTAATGTCTCATAAAAATTTCAAAGTTGATGTAACCCCTGCCCCTCTTCCCCAGTTGGAAGATTCTGATGGTCAGCTTAATTTCTTTGACCCCGCTAATCCTGATATTAATTTATTCAATTTAGTGGACGATGAGATGATTAAGATCTCTGGCTCTCAGATTCTATACTATGAGTATGTGCAGGGCGAAGCTCAATTTGATGAAGTTTATATGGAAGCTAGAAACAAGCCTATATCTAAGCAGCCTGTTTTAGTTTATGGTCACTATGAACCGAAAGTGTTGGAAGAGAACCTTAGTCAGTTCGGAATTGAGCTTACTAATGATCAGTTGTTTGTTTTCAATAAAACTTATATGGAGCAGCGCATCCGTGGACATTTAAAGCCCGGAGATGTCCTTCAGCCTAAGTTTCAAAACCAAAAGTATGAAGTAATCGAAGTTCAGGAAGACAGCTTTGAAATCTACGGTGTCTACCATTTAGTATGCTCTGCTAAACTCCTCCGTGATTCGACCGATGTACAGGATACGCCGCTTACTGACTCGTCTGATCCTTTAAGTAGGCCAGAAACTATCAAGACTTTGGAGGAGAACTATGACGCTTTATAAATCTATAGACTCCTCTGGGTATATTGAAAACTCTACCATGACCGATAGCTTTGCTACGGGAAGTATAACGGAAAGCTCTTCAGGTATGGACCCTATGGTCTGGGCCAGAGAGAAGATCTTTGAACGCACTACAAGAAGCAATAAAATACCCATGTTTTATAGGGAAGCCTTAAGATTTATAATATCTAAACTAGGAACTTTAGCTTACATTAATTCTGAGACGGACCTTATTGATGTGAAGTGTGTACATGCCAACCCCGAAAGAACTATCGGGAAGCTTAAAGAGGATAACAATATTATCCTACCTATTGTATCTATTAATCAAAACGAATCTGGTAATGCTGACAGCAGGCGCAGGGGGGCTCCACAGATCGTAAGTGAGAGCTTGTGGAGTGACCAGAAGAAAAGGGCTGTGAGGGTTATTAGTGAAGCTCCCCGTGCAGTTGATATCGTTTATGGGATTAATGTGTGGAGCAAGTACAAGGCTAATATGGATCAGCTTTGTGAGCAGATTCGCCTCCTTTTTAATCCCCATTTAGTAGTGAAAAATAGCTATACCAATACTGCCCTCGCCTTCATTGATACCGAAACTGATAATTCCACAGTGGAGACCTCGGACAGACAGGATAGGATTATTCGTAGAACCTTTAATATTAAATTAGAAGCCTATGTGCCTAACCCAAAATTCTTAATTACGAACACTGGCGAAATCCAAGAATTAAACATGGATTCTACAATCTACTAAAAAAAATGAACAAAATATGCTCTAGATAGAGTACATATTATGGAGATTAAATTATGAAGACAATCACTAATGTAAGCCTACAAAGCTGGAGCCTCCCGCTCCGAACCCCGAAAGGTGTGGAGGACTACTATCTCACCCCCAAACAGACGATCACAGTCCCTGCTTCATACATCACTGATCACGTTATTAGATATCAACAACGGAATCTAATCGCTATTAAAAACGCATAAGGAGAATATAAATGGCAAACTTCGTAAGTCCCGGTGTCTATGTCATCGAAAAGGACATCTCAGATTACCCCGCACAAATTAATTCCTCTGTTGTTGGTATCGTTGGCTTCGCAGATAGAGGCCCCATCGCAGGAATTAATAACCAAAAAGCCACGCTGGTCACTAGCCAGCAGGGGCTTATTGATACCTTTGGTGAACCTGCTGAACACATTAAGGGTCAGGCCCTTGAGGGTGCTTTAGAGATTCTAGAGGCTACTAACTCGATGCGCTTTATCCGTGTAGCGGATAGCAGCCGTCTTGCAGCCTCGGCAGCAGTTTCTCTTGGTGGGTGCCCTGCGGTGCTTGTGAGTGGTACTCAATCTGCTCCCATCTACCCTGAGGGTCATGAAGGAGCGGCTAACTACGGCATGTCTGCTATCGGTAGTGCAGACTCTACGACCTCTTCGGTTCGCTTTGTAGTTACTGCTTATGATAACAACCGAACCAAGATTGTAGACTCACGAACCTACACCGTCCCCCCATCAACCATCTCTGCTTCCTCTTCGGAAGGGGCTACGACTATTGAAGCTCTTAAAAAGGTTATTGGTGGTTCGCTAGACTCAGATAGAGTGGGTGCTTTCGCTGAAGCTAATACTGTAGACGCTTCTTCCTTCCTTGTAGGGATGGCCGCTGGCGGAACTGCTACGCTTGAAGCTACAATGGAAATTCTAGATGACGGAGGCACCGTCTGGCACCCAGCCGAAGGTCTTCAGGTTATTGACCTCAAAGGTGCGAAGAGTGCTACGGATGCTTCGTCAGTCACCGCCAGTGGAGTAACTGCGGACCCCTCAGCCACCTCTTACTTAGTTAAGAGTCTTTGGCCCGGAGCAGGTTACAATGCAGGAACTAAGGCGGACGG